AAAATGGTTTTCTATCAAGCATCTGCTCCAACAGGTTGGACTCAAGATACAACAGCAGCATTAAGTGATGCCGCTTTTCGTGTAACCACAGGTTCAGGTGCAGGCACAGGTGGTTCTGATACTTTTCAAACAACTTTTGCAGCTTCTAGGGATACTGATATTTCATCTGCAACAGTTTCCGTATCAGGCAGTATAGGTGCTACAACTCTATCGACACCTCAAATACCTTCTCACAGTCACCCTGCGGCAAGTGTAAGTGGACAAGGTGCTCCTTTTAACTCAGGATCTCGTTTTGCTTCAAGTGGAAGCACAGGTGGTGCAGGTGGTGGTGGATCTCACACTCACCCATTTAGTGTGTCAAGTTCTTCTTTAGGTGGATCAATATCAATGCCTGCTATGAATATAAAATACGCAAACGTGATTATAGCCTCTAAAGACTAATAGTGCCAATATTCGATCCCGACGGTAAGTGTCCTCTTTTAAATAAAAAATGTATGAAACATCAATGTGTTTGGTACAATATGCTTCAAGGAAAAAACCCTCAAACAGGATTAGATGTTCAAGAGTGGGGATGTTCCATAGCTTGGCTTCCTTTACTTTTAGTTGAAAATTCTAAACACATGATGGGAACAACTGCTGCTACAGAGTCTTTTAGAAACGAAATGGTGCAATCAAACAACATAATGACTAAAGTTTTAGCTCAAAGTGGCGATGCACAAAAAGCTATGCAAACGGCCTCTTCTATCTTTGAATTAATAGGAAATCACCAAACAGCTATTCAAGAAAATAACGCTGATCTTGAAGACAAAACTATTAGACAATTAAGTAATAATAAGGTAAAAGTAAAGAAAGGTAAAAAAAATGGCAACAACAGTAAATAACACCACAATTAATACTAAACTAACTATTATTTTTGATGCGAATGTAAATACAGAATCCGCAAATGATGGCCCTGCTTCAGGTAGTGGCAATACAGAATCTGATGTTAATGTAGATAATAAATCTTATTTAAATATACGATCTCATACCGAGATTGATGCCACCGTGCATGCCCTACAATGGGACGCAACAACTAATACTGGCCACATTGAACTTACCAGTAATGCTGAGAATCAATCGATATCCTCTTTACCACAATGGGCAACTAATGTTGTAATTAGATGCGAGGCTCAAGATATTTGGCAAACAAATTATAATACAACATATAATGGTCATTCAGACGCTAATGCAGACGATGATTCTGCTGCTGTAACGGCTGCAACATCTGCTGCAGATACTGCAAGGAATAATTACCTCTCAGGGCATAGTATCACTTATTAGTTGTGAAAGAACATATCTTAGAAATTAAGAAACTAATACCTTCATCTATTTGTAAAAAAATAATTCAATATTATGATTACGGTTTTGAGGAAGCTGCTCTATCTTCAGATAAACCAGGTGGAGAGATTGTAAAAAATTTTAGAAATTGTTACACAAAAAGTATACAAACTTCAACTACGTTTGGAGAAGAAATAATGTTGAAGTATATTAAAAGTAGAATATTTCTAGTTCTTGAAAAGTATGGCAAAAAATTTCCTCACTTGTATATAGAGGGCATATCTCAATTAGATATGTTAAAATATGAAGCAAATAAATATGATGCGGGATATAAGTATCATATTGATTTCGGTCCAAAAAGTATGAATAGGCATTTGTCTTTATCAATTTGTCTAAATAATGATTTTAAAGGTGGAGAGTTTCAATTTGATTTACAGGACGGTCAAATGCAATATCCACAAAATGAAGGAGATTGTTTATGTTTTCCTTCAAATTTTATGTTTCCTCATCAAGTAAATAAAGTTATTAGTGGCACTCGATATGCCCTTATATGTTGGGCAGTATAGTGGAACCTATTTTTATAAAAGAATTTTTACCACAAAGTGTTTTAAGTGTGGCTTATCAATATACAATCGTAAAATATTCAAATCATGATTTTAATAATTTTGATACTCAAGCAAATTCAATGATAGCTGAATATGGTGATTATCTTATGGAAACCATACTTGATATAAGTACCTCTGTGGTTGAAAAAAATGTTGGTAAAACCTTATGGCCAACATATTCTTATTTAAGAATTTACGACAAAGGTTCTGATTTACCTATTCATAAAGATAGAGGATCTTGTGAGTATACTGTAGCTGTATGTTTAGGAGCACAACCTAATAATGAACCTTATGAAATTTTTATCGGTGAAGAAAATAATAAATCTGATTATAAGTATTTTGATGATAGTGGTAATTTTAATAGGTATGAAATTAAACATAAATTTCCAATGATTCCAAATAATGCCTTACTGTTTCAAGGTATGGATAAAATTCATTGGAGAGAAAAATGTAAGCATGATCACTTTGTGACTTTATTTCTTCACTACGTTGATCAAGAAGGTGATTACAAAGAGTGGAAGTTTGATAAAAGAAAACAAATAGGTTCTCCAAAGTAAGTTGTGATTAAAATTAATAATATGAAAGATTGGATTGTCGCTGACAGTATTGACATTTCAAATTACAAAGAACAAGTTGATTCACTTGTTTTGAACCTAAAACAAGTGAAAGAAAACAGTGGTTTAAGCACACATGGAGAAAATTCAAAACAATACTTTTTTGATAACTTTGATAACATTAATAATATTACTAAAAATGTTAAAGAATTAATCCAATCTCATTTTAAAAACTTTTCTCTTGAACTTTTATCAGCTTGGACTGTGTATGGTAAAAAATATGGTTACCATGAAATTCATCAGCATAACTCTGAAAATATAGATCATATATCTAGTGTAACATTTTTGGATATTCCAAATAATATTGATAGTGAGTTACCTGGAGATTTATTTTTTATTTTAAGAAATGAAAATAATGAACTTAAATATCTTAGATTTAAACCAAAAATAGGAGATATTTATTTTTTTCCTGCACATGTCTTTCACGGAACTTTTCCTCAGTCCGAGGGAAATAGACAAACAATTAATTTAGATTTTGATGTTAAAAACTTTATTGGAGGAACAAATGATTAAGCCAGAAGAAATAAAAGATAAGAATTTTAAAATATTTTTAGGTATGCCTATGTACGGTGGCATGCTTACTGAAAGCACTTTACATGGTTTGCTAGAGCTTCAATCTTGGACTGCAGCTAATAATGTTCAAATGAGAATTCAAACTATGGGTAATGAAAGTTTAATTACTAGAGCTAGAAATACCATTGTATCTATGATGTTAGATCAACAAGACTTCGTGGCAACACACCTTTTATTTATAGATGCTGACATAGGATTTAATTGGCAAAATATTGAAAGATTAATATGTGCAGACAAAGATGTTACATGTGGTATTTATCCTAGAAAACATTTACACCTTGAAAAACTTGCTAGCATATTTAAAGAAAATCCTGACGCACATCCTGATGAAATCGAAGCAAAAGCACTAGGATATAATGTAAACTTTGATGATCCTCTTAATTTAAAAGGGGAGCAAGGTTTTTTTCCTGTACAAGAAGCTGCTACAGGAATGATGCTTGTTAGAAGAGAGGTCTTTAGGACCATGATGAAAAAATTTCCTGAAAGAAAATATGAGTCAGATCAAATTGTAAATGGACAAAGTTACAAGTCAGACAATTGTTATGACTTGTTTGCGGTAGGCCCCTATGAAACAAAAACTAAAGAGGGTTATTCACAAATTAGATATCTTTCTGAGGATTATTACTTCTCGAGATTATGGCAAGAGTGTGGGGGAGAGATATGGGCTGATTTAGCAAGTCCTTTAACTCACTTTGGTAATCGAGCATTCAAAGGCCATGTTGGATCTTTAGTTGCGAAAAAAGACTAATTCTTATATATTGCATAAATGCCCCTAGTAAATTTTAGACCAGCACCAGGTATCAATAAAGAAGTCACTGACTATACAGGTCAAGGTAAGTGGACTGATGGTGATATGGTTCGTTTTTTTCAAGGATCTGCACAAAAAATCAAGGGATGGCAAAAGTTCATAGCTACCACACTTGTAGGAGTAGCAAGAGACATGCACGCTTGGGTAGCCTTAGATGGAACACGATATAATGCCATTGGCACAGATAGAAAATTATACGTACTAGAAGAGGGGCTAGCTTACGATATTACACCAATAAGAAAAACTTCAGCTTTGACTAATCCTTTTACTACAAATGCAACAACCTCTGTAGTTGTTACAGACGCAGGCCATGGTTGTGCAAAGGGAGATTTTGTTACATTTGATTCTTTCTCAGCTATTGATGGCTTAGATATGAATAAAGAATTTGAAATTACTAGTGTTCCTAACACTGCCGCTTATGTTGTTACGCACACATTAGCAGCTTCAGGTTCAACAGCTTCAGGTGGGGGCACAGGCAATGCAAAGTATCAAATATCGGTAGGTCCTGAATTATCAACATCAGCATTTGGTTGGGGCACTGATAGTTGGGGAAGTGGAACATGGGGCACTCCTTCTTCTACTTCAAACGTAACATTGGAAGCTAGACAATGGTCCTTGGACAATTTTGGAGAAGACTTAATAGCAACAGCATTAAATGGTGGAGCTTTTAAATGGGATACATCAGCAGGTGTTTCAACAAGAGCAGTAGCAATATCAGGAGCACCAACAGCTTCTAGATTAGGCTTAGTATCTACTCCCGATAGACATTTAGTTTTTATGGGAACAGAAAATACAATTGGAACAACTAGTTCTCAAGATGATTTATTGATTAGATTTTCTAGTCAAGAAGACATAACAACGTATCAACCTACAGCAGAAAATACTGCGGGCTCTTTAAGAATTGCCGACGGATCACGAATCGTGGCCGCTGAAAGATCAAGAGGTCAGATACTTGTTTGGACAGACACATCTCTTCATGGTTTACAATTTATTGGCCCACCATTTACATTTGGTTTAAGACAATTAGGTCAGAATTGTGGAGCCATTGGTAGTCATTCGGCTGTAGATATAAATGGTATAAGCTATTGGATGTCACAAGATTCTTTCTTCTTATTTGATGGTTCAGTAAAAAAATTACCATGCACTGTGGAACAATTTGTTTTTGATAACATAAATATTACAGGGTCTGAGAATTCTTTTGCAGGACATAATGGAGAGTTTAACGAAATAATGTGGTTTTATCCTAGAACAGGATCTGATCAAATAAATGCAATAGTAGCTTATAATTATTTGGAACAAACTTGGTGGACAGGAACTCTCGATAGAACTTCATGGATTGATAGAGAAGTTTTTGATAACCCTGTTGGTACAGAGTATTTAGCAACGACAACAGCAAACAATGAGGTAATCTTAGGTTTAACTGATGGCGCAACCCAAGCCTTCTTACATGAAACAGGAAATGATGCCGATGGAGAAGCAATCACTGCTTTTGTTAAATCAGGTGTGGTACAAATAGCTCAAGGAGACGAGTTTGCTTTTGTATCTAAAATTATTCCTGACGTTGAAAATCAAGTAGGTGTATTGAATGCGAAACTTGAATTTAAAAATTACCCAAACAACAGTACAAGCGTTACTAAAACTACAAGCTTCTCAGACACAACAGACTTTGTAAGTTTGAGAGGTAGAGGAAGAGAATTTACAGTTAACCTAGTTTCAAATACTACAGGCACAGCTTGGAGATTAGGAACACAACGTTTTGATATACAACCAGATGGAAGAAGATAATAATCATCTTAGTGTTGATTTAGATTGGATAAAAACTAAAGAACAAATTAGTTTTATTAATAACTTAATCTACAATTCTTTAAACATTAAAGAAATTAATTTTTCTTATCAACATCATGGACTTTACAATATATTTAAAACACAAAAAGAAATACAGAAAAAAGAAGCACCGATAGTTTCATATCAGTCTTTAGGTTATGATGTAAGCAGTAAGATTGCTTATAGTGATTTAGCTAAAGAGGGATACAGTGA